GGAGCCGACCACGCCCGCCGTCCACGGCTCGCCGGGCACGCAGTTGAAAGTGATCAGCCACGCGTCCGGGCCGGCCTCCTCGGTGTAGCCGACGACCAGGACGTCCACGTCGTCCGGCCCGTGGTCTGCGGGCAGGTCCGTCAGCCGGATCTTGTCGCCGACGTCGACGCGGAGGATGTCGTCGATCAGGGCGTAGACACGCGAGTTGGCCAGGTTCAGGGTGATCCGGGCGTAACGCACCCCGGCATAGGTGCCGAGGTGCACCCGCATCCCAGCGACCTGACGCGCCTGGTCGTCGGTCTCCACGCTGTACGTGTACGCCTGGTCGTACCGGCCGACCCCGCCGGCCTCGGGTGCCAGGACGGACAGCTTGCCCGTCTCCAGCACCTCCCGGGCCGGGACCGACCCGAACTCCCGCTTCACCGACACGTCGTTCTCGGTCAGCTTGTCGTCGTCCACCGGCTTGAACGGCGGTGAGATCAGCCCCGCGGAGTAGTCCAGGGTGAGCGCCGGGGGCTGGTTCCACAGCGTCGACTGCCCGCGGTGGATGACCTCCGCCCGGTCCCGCGCATCGAGCAGGTAGCCGAAGTTCGTGCGGGCCGCCTCGTTCATCAGCTCCAGCAGCTTCTTCGACCCCTGGATGCCCATGGGCCGCTGGAACACCGTCTCCCCGGCGACTGTCGCGGTGTAGCCGGCCTCGGTGGCCAGGCGCACGATGCGGTCCCCGGCGCGCTCGCCCTGAAAGCCGGTGAACGCGTCGTACATCTCCCCGGCGGTGGGGCCGGTGCTGTCCCAGTAGGTGATGAAGCCCACCGACTGGTCGGCGGTGGTGATGCCGCCGCCGGTGACCAGCGACCAGTTGAACCGGATGTCGCGGACGGCCTTGAAGACGACGCCGGACATGTTGCCGTTCAGCCGCTGCACGCCGTCGATGTAGACGGTGAAGTCGGTGGTGGTGGCCAGCGGGTCGACGGTCACCCGGATGTGGTGCCCGCGCCCGTCGTTGAACCCCGCGTTGCTGATGGTGCCGAGGAACGCACCCGAGGACGACGTCTCGCCGAACGCCCCCCGGTAGCAAGAGATCTCGTTGGTGCTGCCGAAGAAGGCGACCTGGAACCGGTAGCGGTTGTCGCTGTCGGTGCCCGCGCCCCGGTCGTTGATCTCGAACGTGCCGGATGCGCCGTCCCCGCCCCCGGCGATGAAGAAGTCCACCGACCAGGCGGAGGCGGCCGCGGTGCTGTTGGGCACGCCGCCGGACAGCACGCCGACGGTCTCCGCCTTGAACAGCAGGACGTTCTCGATCCAGTCCTTCAGCTTGCCGTTCTGCCACTCGGGCACGTCGGTGCCGAACCCGGAATCGAGGGCGTAGAACATGTCGCGGCCGCCAACCAGGGAGGCCCCGCCGAGGGCCTCGATGCCGTCGGTGAGAGGCCAGCACTCGATGGGGTTGTTGGCCTGGATGAACCGCAGCAGAGCGGAGTCGGTCGGCTTGTTGCCCGCGTCCATGCGCCGAGTCACGCCCGCCGGGCTGATGCTGACGTAGTTGTCGTTGCCCGACAGGTCCCGGGTGGGCGGCCAGGCGGGCACCTCGCCGGACATGCGGATGTGCTTGTTGGTGAGGGTGGCGCCGCCCGCCACGGTCCACGTCTCCCCGGTGCTGCCCGCGAACGACGTGCCTCCGGGCGCCCCGGCGGACGCGGCCATGTTCACGACCACGCTTCCGTTGATGCCGTTACGCAGCTGGAAGGCGTACAGCTTCCCGTTCAGGCCAGGGTCTGTCAGGGAGGCGACGTCCCCGAGTTCGATGCCGGCGCTGCCGTCGAACACGGACGTCGTGGCCGCGCCTACGATCGGGTCGCCGAGCAGGTGCCACTCGGCGTCGCTGACCGTGCGCCCGGTGTAGAAACGCAGCTCGTACCCGCCGGCCCCGTTGTTGACGTCCAGGGTGACGCGCAGCGCCAGGCGCTGCCCGTTGTACGCCACGAGGGGGATGGTCGAGAACTGTGAGATGCGGCTGGCGAGGGTTCCGTCCGGGGACCACAGGAACGACAGCTGGCCCGTGCCCGCGATGGACAGGGCCCAGCTGCGGTTCTCCCCCGTGGTCACGTAGCGGCCGGCCAGCTCGCACTGTGTCCCCCAGTTCTCCAGGGCGAGGTCGATGCGGAGGTCCAGGTCGGTGACGGCCAGTGCGGCGCTGTCCGGGGTGGACAGCTTCTGCCCTGCCGCCCCCGTCATCTGGGCCCACGGCGAGCCGGCCGTGTAGCCGTACCGGAACGGCGTGTTGCGGCCGATCAGGTCGTACAGCGGTGAGGTGGGGTTGCGCGGTGAGTACCGGTTGTCGCGGCTGTCCAGGTCGCAGGAGCACGACGTCGGCTCCGCCGCGGACGACGACTCCGACGTCAGGCCCCGGGTGACGGTCACCGCCGACGTGGTCACCCGCATGTCGTCGGTGACCGTGTTCCAGGCGCCGCTGTAGAACAGCTCGCCCCACACGGGCGGCGGCAGGTTGGGCATGTCACCCCTCCGCGAACTTGACGACGTCGCCGCCCGACGTGGTGCGGACGGACTCCTGGAAGAACTCGCGGAAGGCCCGGGACCCGCCGACGAACTCGAACACGAAACGCTGCTGGGCGCGTGCCCCGCCGAGGCTGGAGGCGGCGCCCACGTAGGGCGCCATGGCGGACGTCGCCGCAGCGTCGGGCCGGTAGACGGCCGGGTTGACCAGTCCGCGCATGGCCTTGTCGAGTACGCCAGCGTTGTCCTCGGCGCCCATGGCGATACCGGCCGGGATCCAGTGGCCGATCTCGTCCGCGGCGAGCTTGGACGGGGAGCCGATGTGTAGGAAGTCCTTCACCGGTTCGACGACGTAGTTGCTGGCGAAGTTCTTCACCTGGTTCCACAGCCAGCCGCCAGCCGCCGAGATGCCGTCCCACAGTCCGTACACGAAGTCCAAGCCCATGTTGTAGAAGCGGTAGGCCTGGCTGCCGATCGCGCCGACCAGCCGCCCGGGCAGGCCCGACATCCAGGTCACCAGGGACACGGCCCGGTTGACGGCGGCGTCCTTCATGGACTGGAAGGCGTTGGTGGCCCGGGTGGAGACGTAGTTGCCCAGGTTGGCCAGGGCGTCCCACAGCCGCCCGGGCAGGCCTCCGGCCCAGGTGACCAGCTCCATCAGCTTGGTGATGGCCCAGTCCTTGGCCGATCCGAACCAGCCTGCGAACTTCCCGGGCAACTCGCCGAACCAGCCGAGGGCGTCCGACAGCCACGCGACGGTGGCGTCGAACGCGGTGGTGATGGCGCCCCACACGGTGGTCCACAGCTGCTGGAACCACGTGGTCTTGGTGGCGATGACGACGATGGCGGCGACCAGGGCGACGATGGCCACGATGATCCAGATCATGGGGTTCGCGGCGAGGGCCGCGTTCCACAGCCACTGGGCGCCGGTGGCGATCGTGGTGGCCGCTGACCATGCGGTCTGCGCCGCGGTCCACACCATCATCCCGGCCTTGATGGCGAGCACGAACCCGGCGATCCCGGCGAGCGTGTAGGTGAGCGGCTCGAACACCCCGGCGTTGTCGGTGGCGAACTGCACGAAGGTGCCGGAGACGGCGGCCAGCTTCTCCACGGCCTTGCGCTTGAAGGACTCCAGCGCGGCCGCGGGGTTGTCGCCTACGGTCTTGGCCATCTTGTCGGCGGCGCCGCCGACCTCGCCCAACGCCTTGACCGCCGTGGACGGATCGAGGGCGTAGAGCGCGTCGCCGAGGTCTTCGCTCTGAGTTCCGAACAGTTGCACGGCGGCGGCGGACCGCTTGATCGGGTCCTTGATGCCGCGCAGCCGGTCCAGGGTGAGATCCAGGGCGCCGGTCGCCGAGTCCCCGCCCTTGGCGATCTTCGCGGCCATGTCGGACGCGTCCAGGCCGATGGCCTTGAAGCCGTCGGCGGTGGTCTTCGACCCGTCGATCGCGCGGATCGAGAACTCCTTGATGCTGTCCGCGACGATGTCGGCGTCGCGGGCGCCGGCCTTGAGCCCCTGGGTGAGCAGGCCCGTGGCCATCTGACCGTCCAGGCCGAACTTGCGGAACTGCGTGCCGTACTCGCCGAACGTGTCCAGCAGGTCGTCGGCTTTGTTGGCGCCGGTCTGGAAGCCGCGGGTGAGGATGTCGAACGCTTCGTCTGCGTTCTTGGCCAGGCCAGTTTTGATCATCTGCCCGACGGCCGCGGTGGTGGGACCCACCTCCTGGCCGAACGTCTCGGACAGGGCGAGGGCCTTGGTGGTGACGCCCTCCAGTCCACCTTCGGCCTTGGAGACGTCGCCGATGTTCTGGTACACGCCGGCGATGGCGGCGTTGACCGTCTCGGTGGAGTCGCCCCACGCGTTGGCGTACACGTTCGCGGAGACCTTGGACAGCTCTGCCGCTTCGGCGGGGCCGACGCCGAGCTGGGCGGCCAGCTTGTCGTTGGCCGCGGACATGTCCAGCGAGGCGGCCACGCCGACGCCGAGGCCGGCCGCGACCCCGGTGGCGATGCCTGCGGCGGCGGCGTCGAACTTCTCCCGGACCTTGCCCAGTTCCTCGGTGGCGTTGTCGCGGGCCACCAAGTTGAACACGAGTGAGGTGTCGCTCATCCCGCCCCCTGTGGTCAGGGGGCGGTCAGCGCCCCGATTTCAGCTTCTCGTTGGCCTTCTGCTGCGCCTCGATGTAGGCGTCCAGCCAGTTCAGGTAGGCGTCCGTCTCTTCGACGGTGAGGGTGTCCCAGTCCCTGCCGCGGATGCCGAGCAGGTGGGCGGCGTCGCCGAGTCGCTTCAGACGGCGATCGGCAGCTGGGCTTTTCCCTCGTCGTCCGGGTCGTCGTAGGCCTGCTCGATCTCCTCGTCCAGCTTGGCCAGGACGGACTCCCGCAGGTGGGCGGGCACCGTTTCCTCGACGCTCTGGCGCATCTCGAGCAGCTCGCCCTTGGAGTGTTCCAGGGTGAGTTCGTCCCAGGCGAAGTCGACGTCGTCGTACTTCAGCGTCGGGTGCTCGCGCTTCTGGTACATGAACAGCAGTGCGCGCCGGCACCCGCTGTTGCCCTTGACGACGGCCTGGGTGAACTCGGTGAAGTTCATGCCAGTGCGTCGCTCGAGCATCTCGCGCTCGGCGCTCATGAGCTTCTTGGGCTGGTACTTCCAGCGCTTCGGCTCGTCGCTGCCCTCGGGTGCGTACACCAGGTACATGGGGTTCCCCCGCTCCTATCGGGCCCGCGACGCGATGCGGCGGGCCATGTCTTCCATGGCCTGTTCAGCGGCCTGCCTGTAAATCCCCTCGCGGCCCCGGAACGCCCGGTCGAACCACTCCAACTTGCCGCGCTGCTGGACCCAGTTGTCACGGTCGCCGAAGACGGGGTGACGCCAGCCGGAGGCGCGGTTCGTGCGCTTCGGCGCGTTGGGGAAGCCTCGGATGTTCTTGGTCTTGAAGGCCTTCACGCGCGCCCCGGACCAGCGCCCGCCGAGCTTGACCTCGGGGCGGATCTTCCGGGCGATGCTCGTGCGTAGCGCCGGCGTGGCCCCGCCGTGCAGCGAGACCATGCCCATGATGGAGTCCTTGGCCTGCTGGGCACCGGGGCGCAGCGCAGCGCGCATGTTGTTGGCCAGGTCCTTGCGGAGGGCCTTGCCGTCTTCTTCGGCGCGGATCGCGCGCACGAGGGCGTCCAGGCCCTCGATGTTCTCCACGCCGAGGGAGAACGGCGGGCCCCCGCTGGCCATCAGGACGTCGCCCTCGTCACGGCTCCCGAGGTGGGGAAGCCGAGGGAGACGGTGGCCTCGTCGCCGACGGACCCGGTCAGGGGGTTCCATCCGTTGATCAGGATGGACCCGGTGTACTTCGGGTTGGACGTGCCGACCGCGGCCTGGTCGGCGCGCACCTCGAAGGGGACGACCGTGCCCAGCAGCGGCCACATGATGGCGTCCAGCTTGGTGGCGGCGAAGTCCTGGAGGAACTCGCACCCCAGCTCACCGGACTTCAGGCCGCCGGTGACTTCCTTCCAGCCCAAGCTGGCGTAGTTCGTGACGTCCTTCTCCTCCACCTCGATGGTGAGCTCCGCCTTCTTGGTGAACTCGTTCAGGACGTTGGAGTTGATGGACAGGTACTCGGCGAGCAGAACCATCTTCGGCACGGCTGGCCTCCCTTTCAGGCATGACGAGAGACCCGAACCCATGAGGCGGGCCGGGCCGGGGGATGGGTGATCAGCCGATGCCGAGGGCAGCGGCGAACAGGAACGACGGCGTGGTGCCGCTGATCGTCCAGGCGATGCGCCACCACGTGTCGGTGATGGCGGTGCCGTCGGTGCGCAGGGTCTGCCCGCCCACGGCGGTGGCCGCGGCGAACGTGAGCCGTGTCGTCGCCGACGTGAACCCGGAGTTGTCGTCGGACTCCACCCGGGCGGTGATGGACGGTGTGGTGCCCGACACGGACAGCACGTGAAGCGACGCGTACAGCCGCTTGTTCGCGGCGACGGCACCGAGGTTCAACCCGGTGCCCGTGCCGGTGGCGGTGCGTGCGGTGCCGGGCGGGTGCGCGAACTGGCCCCGCACCAGGGGCCACGCGGACTTGGCCATCGACGTCCACGGGGCGACCTCGCCGACCTCGCCCAGCAGCTTGTAGTCCGCGCGCAGGGCCTGCGTGAAGTACGCCAGGTCGCCGACGGCGGCGCCGTTGTTGGCGCTGATCGACCAGGGGCCGATGCCGCCGAGGCCTGCCCAGGCGCCGTCGTCGACCTTCGTGGTGTCGCCTGCTTCCCACTGTCCTTCGCCGGAGATCTCCGCCGAGGCCAGCCCGCCGACGACCTCCTTGTAGCCATTGGACCCGTAGTTGGTGGCGTCTTTGGCTTCCACCTCGGACGACAGCTCGATCTTGTTGCTGTTGCCGGTGAGGTCGACGCCGACGGCGAAGCACCGCACGTTGGTCAGGACGGTCTTACTCATCGGCCGGCGCCTTCCTGCTCTTGCGGCCGCGCGGCCGGGTCTCTTCGGTGACTTCCTCGGCAACGCCGGACGCCACCAGGTGGGCAGCCACGGCGGTGGGAAGGTCGTCCACTTCGGTGCCCTCGGTGGGCCACGGACGGCCGTGCAACACGGCGCCCTCGGGCTGGCTCACCAGGATCCGGATCTTCATCAGGTGCTCCCGTCTCCGATGACCTTGATGGCGAGCTCGGCGCCCACGTAGGTGGCGCCCGCGTGCTCGAACCAGCGGTAGCCCTGCACGCGTTCCAGGTGCAGGTCGTCAGCCAGGCCGCCCAGGGCCATCTCGCCGGGGGCGCCGCGGGCCGCCTCGATCGCCTGCTTCAGGGAGGCCGTGCCCGCGCCGGACAGCAGGGCGTCGATGATGCGCTGCCCGGCTCGGTCGTCGGCACGGCTGGCCAGCACGCGGCAGGTGAACAGCAGTTCATCCAGCTTGCGGCCCATGGCCTTGTCGTAATTGACCTCGACTTCGCCGACGAAGAAGCACGGGGTGACCACGGCGTCTGGGACGTAGCCAGTGCACTTGAGCTTGCCGACCCCGGCGGGCAGGACAACCACGCTGGCCGCAGCCGCGATGGCATCCCGGATAGGGGTGATCTGCACGACGTCTCCTATCCGAAGCCAGGCAGGGTGTACGGCTCGATGAGCGCCCACACGTCCGGGTCCCGGCGGGACAGCCGGACCACGCCCCACTCCGACGACCCCATGACACCCTCGGGTGAGTCGGCGCGCTTGAACAGGCGGGACGCCTGAATGAGGCAGGCCTGGACGATGTCGTCGGGAACGGTCGGCCAGCCGAACTTGGCGGTGACCCGCACGCGGGTGGTGGCGGTGCCCCACGTGCCGTTCACACGGAGCAGGCCAGTGACGGCGTAGCCGTCGGCCAGGGCGTTGTCGGGGGTCGTCTCGTAGCCGGTGACGGCCGTGAACGAGGACCCGGATCCGGTCTCCACCACCATGCCGACGGTGGCGCCGATGTCGTCGACCAGGAGTACGTCACCGTCAGGCTCGCAGACGATCCGGTCGGCCAGCCGGTAGGTGCGCGTCTGGGCGGTGGCGTCCAGCCAGAAGCGGCGGCCGGTCGTCCTGTCGATGCTGCGCGACGCGGACTTGAGCGCCTTGTCCAGCCGGTCGTCCTTGGTGGCGTCGTCCAGCGGAATGCTCAGCTGTCCCTTGAGCTCATCACGGGTGGCGTACTCGTTGGCCATCTCAGGTGGTCTCCGTGCTCCGTGCCCGGCGGGCCTTGGGCGGAGTCGACCTGGACGCGGGCTTGGCCGGTGCGTTGTCGTTGGCCGGCGGTGTGTGGCCGCGCAGCTTCAGCTGTTCGTCGACCTGGGCGACCCGGTCGTCCATGCCGCGCCCGACGTAGCCCTCGCGCTCGCGCAGCAGCGCGGCGACCATCGGGTCCTCGGTCTGGGGTGCGTCCTGCA